ATTGTAACAAACAAAGAGGTTATCCTTGGCATTGCTTGATTTTTCATCAATTGTATAATGTAACCCATGTATTGTTGATAATCCATCATTAAAGTCATCGTAAATCATTTTCATATAATCCACCCGATTAATAATTCGCGTTATTCCATCAAATAATTGTAAAATTTCTGGGCTACCAATTTTATAAAATACACTGCGATCAATTATTATACCAGACTCTTCACATCTTTTTTGTAAACAATTGTCTTCATTTCCCCATGCCCAATAGTTTGGATATCCGTTAACCTTTTCAAAATCCGCTCCTTTCATGACAACAATTCCTCCTAATGTACAATTGTATCCATAGTAATGCTTTACAACACCATGACTTGTTTCATAGTCAAATAATTTATGAAATGGAATCGTGTCTACGTCATTAAAAATAAAATTAATATTTTTGTAATGATTTGGATATTTTTCTTTTATTGCTAAAAACCCAATATTTTTTGTTGCCCCGCGATTAAAACTTCTTTCGTCGCACTGATGAGAAAAATAGATAGCATATTCATGTTCATCTTCCAATAAAAAACTCATATATTTCTCAAAAAAGAATTTTTGTTGAGGGCGATTGCGATAAGGAACAATAAATATCTTTTTTGGAATACTTTTAACACTATTTATAATTTCCAGCGTGTTTTCTTGAGACATTTTATAAATGTTTTTTTATTTTATTTTACCTAATACTCTGCAAAATAAAACAATAAATTATAGTGAATCTCCGGCATACTTTTTCAATATTACCGCGGGAACAATGTCATTCTTTATCTTTTCCAGCTTCTTTAAACACTTGTTTATGGTAACTTCGCTTATTTCACTGACATTTTTAACATCTCTCTTTGAAATATTGAGTTTACATAATTGACTAATAAAATAGACTACTCCAGCTGCAATAGAGTGTGGTGTATTTTCTGGCATCAAGTTTTCTTTCTCAATCTTCATGGAAATAAACTTGCATAGTTTTGTAAGTTCGTTGTTTATACTGAGTTTACTACAGTAACGCTCAATAAACGCTTCTGGTCTGGTTTTGCAAAATGACGTCTTTTCTTTGATATCCATATCTTTTTCCAAGTTGTTAATAATTATTTGAGCATTTTTACACCCCTTTGTCGCACTTGTTACATCTAAATGAAATATAGAAGCAATCTCTTTTGCAGTTCTTGGAAAATTATTAATACGACATGAAATATAAATGGACGCGGCTAATATTCCATCTCGGTTATCACCGCGAAATGTCAAATCAAATTCCGATATCTTTTTATGATATCTCACTGCATCGTCAATTATAAGTTTTGGAATTCCAGCATTGTGAGCCATTGTTGTGATAATTTGAAATTCATCATATTGTGATTTCTCCTTATAAGGCATAGATTGCCACTCAGTGTATCGTCTAATCTTTCTCATCTCATAACTTGTTGACCCAATACATAGAACTTTGCATCCATAGGATGATTCTTTTAATAACGGATTTATAGGCATTCCACACCTGGTTGGGTCATTCATTTGATTATCATCTGCACCGTAAAATCTCCATTCTGCACTTTGATCCACTATATCTTTATAGATAATTCCACACCCTCTATTTGTACATGTAAGAAATCCTTCATCTGAAAACGCTAAATTATATTCACATTGTTCACATTTTTCACGATTCCCACAGCTACGATATATACATTCAAGAGGATCTATTGTTTTATTTTCATTTATCTCTGTATCAAATATATTCCACAATTGAGATTTATTTACTATTGTCTGTTTCCGTTTTTTGCTCTTATCATTTGTACTCATTCTTTTAACTTTTATTTCTTATTATCTAATCTATATGTTTCTATATCAATTTTATTTTGTATATATATAGTAATATTAGTATGGGAGTAAATAATTCAACACTATCAACCGCAAAAGGTGACGAAAAAAAACCATCATTTTATGAGATTATTGACTACATTTCAACTAAATACATAATGACAAGTAATTTTCAGAGTTTGACCCGATTACAAGAAACCGAATATTGTAACGATTTAATTGTATTAACTTCTGATATTATAGAAAAATATTTTACTGATTTAGAAATATCCTATATTGATGAAAGAGTTAAAACTGGATTAGATAAAGATAAAGTATTGGTAATAAACAGTTTAACGGATAATGTTGAATTTCATGATCCACTAAAAAAACGAGCAATGTGTATTGGAATAGCAAAATTTTACATTAAGATAGCTCATGTGTACGCAGCAATTGTCATGACAATGAATCCGGTTTATGTTTATACCGATCAATATGGAAACGTTGTTAAAAAACCGCTGAGCGAAAAAAATCTAATACCTCCAAATGTTCAAACTGAAATTTATAAGATGGGTTTATGCAATAAACGCATAGATGCGTTGAAGAGAAACTCGGTGACAAGTGAAAGTGGATCCATGATGATAAATCCAGAGGTTTGCACTTTTAACTCTGGACCAAATGGAGATCCTATGAGTTTATCGGAAGAACCGGGAATAAATGAATTTGCCAGTTTATACTTTGATGAATATGATTATAGAACAGGAGAATTTGTTGGAATGAAAGAAGAAACAGTAAAAAAATATAGAGATGATTTGAAGAAATTTTACACAGTGTTTACTGAAAATGAAGAATTACCACAAGATGTTACAAGATTTAGTGATATTAGATTGCGAGATTTTGCAAATAGCCCAGGATGTAAAAATGATAAATTATTAGACAGATCGTATACTGGAAATACCAATCCTAATTCTGAATCATATAAAGAAGATAAAGAAACAAATGACCTTTTTACACTTTATGCTGAAAACTTGAAAAAAATGATGCAATTGGTTAACCAGAACCAAGAAGATTTATTAAACATAATCAACAAGTTGTTTACATACATGCAAGAAGAAAGTGGTGAACATATTATTAGAGTAAATCCAGAATTAACAGAAGAGTTGCTTCAAAAGATTGTGGAGGAAACACGAAGTTTAATTATGGGACTTTATTTACAATGCGAAAGCGATTATGTTGAAGGTATTCAAATATATCAAGCTATTGTTGAAAAAAAAATACATGAAGCATCTGTAGAACAAGTAAAATCTTTAGAAGAACAATCAACATTGTTATTGAATGGACTGGAAAAAAAATAAAAAAAGGGGATTGGTAATTAAAAATATTTTAGTAATATATAATGGCATCCACACGTAAACTTAAAATATATCGCAGTCGCGTTAAAAGTTCAAGGTGTCGCAGAATAAGACTTGGACGTCCTTGCAGAAGATTCCGTAGCTGCAAGAATGCTGTCGGTAAAACGCGAAAATTTTGCCGTAAATTGTACAACAAACAAGTCTAAAAATTTTATACAATCCGTGAAGATTGTATAAAATGTCCCAAATGATATTAGCGTTATCCACCGAGAACCCAGGATAAATTTACGGATTTTTTATAAAGATAAACTGTTATGAAAGATGGTAAGGATTTATCCTGCCTGAAGGGCAGGAGGGCCAAGGAATCCCGCAACGCGGGATTCTGAAGAGCGGGCTGGAAATCCTTCGGATTTCTGAAGACCTGGGTTCCCCGCTACATGATATACGAATTAATTTATTTGCTGTTATCTGTATCTTCACTGAATTTCCAGAAGTTGTTAATGAGTATAAAACATTAACAGGGTCTTAAATATTATATTAAGTTGCACTAAGCGACTTGTGCTTAGGTCGCGTTGAACGCTTAAACGCGCTGAGCAGCGGCGGCACGGCTGGCAGCAGCTGCGGCGGCACGAGCGGCAGCAGCGGCGCGACCAGCGGAGGCAGAGGCAGCACGGCCGGCGGAGACAGCGCGACTGACAGATGAGCTACGAGCGGCAGAGGCAGCACGGCCAGCGGCAGCGGCAGCACCCATGGCCGCGGTACGGGCGCGTTGGGCGGCGGCCGAGGCAGAACGGGCGGCAGCACGAGTGCGTCCACGGGCCGCCATGCGAGAACGAGTGCGGGAAGCAGAACGAGCGCGGGAAGCGGACTTGCGATTACGACGAGTATAGGCCATTTATATATATATACTTTATAAAAAAAATTTAGAGAGAAAGATTTCTAAATCTTTTTCCACAAATTGAAGAATATAACAAACCTGGATTCCTTAATTTCCTCATATCTTTTGGGTATACCTATTTATCTACCAGATAGTATCTGTATTATGCCAAAACATACCGTCTGTTTTTTTAACTCCATACATATCCCTAAATATTTTCAAACGTGATAAAGGAACATTAGTTCTATATTTATCCAATGGATGGGGATTTGTTTTAAGTTGAGCTTCTATAGCTTTTTTACTAATTTTCTGTCTCATCTGAAATGCAAAGTAAACTAAAAATGCCTTTAAGGAAAGCGCGCGAATAGGAACAATATCATCATTTTTATCTTGAAAGTCTCTTAAATACTCTATACAAATAGAGACCCCTGATATATCTGCTAAATCTTCTCCTACACTTAATGATGCGTCAAAATCTATCCCGTCTCGTTTTGCATAAAATTCATATTGTTTAATAACGTCATTTTGACGCCGGTTGAAGTTGGCTTTATCCTCTGGAGTCCACCAATCATTCATATTACCTTTATAATCATATTTGCTTCCCATATCATCCAGCGCATGAGACATTTCATGCCCAAGTGTAAATCCAATGTGTGCTAAATTATATTCAATCCCTCTTTCTTCTAAATCTACAAAAGGTTTTTGAATGTATCCAAGAGGAATGTATATACCATTTTTTGAAGGAGTATAAGAAGCATTCACAACATAAGCCTGCGTCCCCGTAAGTTTTAAGGGAGAATTAGACCAATCAATAACGGGAATATCAATTACTGGTTTACCTTCTAATTTTGTAAGTTGATCCGCTCGCCAATTCACAATCAAGGTCATATTATACCAACAATCATTTGAATTGTAATTTAACAGTGGATCTTCTCTCAAAACTTTGGGCGATCCTACTTGAAGGTTAAAATGTTTTAATTTTAACAAAGCATATGATTTTGTTTTTGGAGCTAACCAAGTATTACGTGTAATTTTTCTTGTAAAAACAGTTTTTAAATCTTCCGCTAATGCCTTTACAAAATGTATTTTTCGTTGATCGGTATATTTTTCAATATATTCGTTTGTCAAAAAAGTATTAAATGAAAACGCTAAGCCAAAAACAGGCATTAATTCACGAGGAAACATTTCTTCTTGTCCACGAACAAATTTGCCAATAAAGTTGAATGATATTTCTCTCCAAGATTTGTGAAATCTTATAATTTGGCGAAGATAAATATATATCCAATAGGTTCTCCATTTATCAGAATTCCAATTTTTTAAAAATAATTCGGTTCCGCATTTAAGATAATTTAAACTTGATGCTATAAAAAATTTGGGGGGAGTTTTATATCCAACACCATGTATTAACGAATCCCAATCAAAATTATATTTTTTCATAGATTCTTGACCCGTTATTTTATTGTAATAAAGAGGAGACTCGTTTTTCTCTGAAATACATCCCATTGCATCCAATAATTGATATTCCACATCAAATACATCTTGAGCCGAGTATTCATGTTTACCTTTTCCAAAACATGCATCAAACATAGAATTAATGTATTTAAAATATTGTTTTTTATAATTAGATTTGTATTTAATATCGGATCCGTCATTTACATATACTTTGTAATCAATAAGAGATAATTGTGGAGGATAAATATAACATCTATAAGTGGTAGATTCTTTATCATCTGGATTAAGAGAGAAAACGAAGGGAAGACCAAATGAAATCGTCTCATTCCGATTTAGAATGCCTAATAATGTCCAAGCAGAAACATCACTTGGATTCTTTCTAAAAGAATCAATTAAATTAATATGATGTGATAAATGAGATTTTAACTTATTGTCATCTAATAATTTCAAAAATGAGTTGTAGACATTGGATATTTGTTTCGATTGTTTTGTTTTATTATTCCTTATATAGTCTTTCACAATATCCATGAGTTGATAATACACTTTATTTTGAACTAACCTAAAATCATCAATTTGTACAATATAACCTTCATTTTTTGATTTATTCGTATTTTGCATCCAGGTGTAATTAATAAATGTGTAAAAATCATTTTGAGGTAATACATAATCTGGAATAGATTTTTTTCTCAAAACAAGAATAAGATTTTTTTCAACATCATTTATATCTTTTATTAAATTAAATTTTCTTGATGATTCATAATCCTTTTCAAAACTTTTATAGTTACTAAAATCAGTTGGATAACACCCTTTTGAACACGGGGGTTTTACCTTCTTAGTTCTATTTAATATTGTTTTATTGAATTGTCTTTTTGTTTTATTCATTGTTATATTATACTTATATTTTTATGTTTCATGTAAATTTATCTTCCAATTTATTTATTAAAGATTCATTGTAAATTAAATTGCCAGATGGCTTATATGATGTAATCGGGGTATATTTTTTAGCATTAGTATTTACTTGTTTAGTCTGTACCGGATTTATGATTTGCAAAAAATTATCAGGTTTATCGGTTGAAGAGTCAATTTTGTTTCCATATTCGTCAATAATAATACCTGTTTTCTTTTTTAGTTCATTTCTAACATATGACGGGACCCAGTGTTTCCATGATATAAGCAATAAATTTGGGTGAGTGTAACGAATGTAAAATCCATTATCTTTTAATTTATCCATTAAATAAGCTATACACGATCCTTGATCATATTTTGGAACGCCTATTATAATTTCTGGAACAACAAACCAGCAAAGCTGTTCATCTATTTTTTGTCGCGAAACCGTCTTAATTCTAACATGTATTCTATTTAATATTTTATTATACAATTCAAGTTTAGTTAAATCGTGTTGTCGTTTTTTTTCATAAAGATCGTCAATATTTATTTTTTCAGAAAAGTCTGAAACATTTTCTAATGTAAATATGTTATGCGCCATAATATAGTTTGTTATAAAAACAAAAGAAAAAAACTAAGATACCCAAACTATTTACTTTACAATATAAGTTAAAATTTTTAATAAAATATATTTTTGCAATGTAAATGACAATTAAACACTTAGTTTTATCTGGCGGAGGAAATACATTATTTAAACAAGCTGGCGCTATTCAGGTGTTGGAAAAAAATAAATTTTATAATATAAATGACATAGAGTCTATTTATGCCACGTCAGCTGGTGGAATAATGGCAATATTACTATGTTTAAATTTTGATTGGGATACAATTAATTCTTATTTATTAGATAGACCATGGCACAATGTATTTAGTGTAAACATTAAAAATTTTTTAAATGTCTATAAAACTTGTGGTATATATGACATAAAGTTTTTTGAAATATTTTTTAAATCTTTATTTGCAGCAAAAGATATAAAAATAGATGTTACATTAAAGGAGTTTTACAATTTTTGCAAAAAAGATATACACGTTTATAGTGTAGATGCAAACGAATTTAAATTAGAAGATATTTCACATAAAACTCACCCGGATCTACAGTTAATTACTGCATTGCATATGACGTGCAGTATACCATTAATTTTTTCTCCTGTTTTTATTGATGATAAATGTTATATTGATGGTGGAGTTATTAATAACTATCCTGTTTTATATTGTTTAATGAGACCTGATATTTTAAATGATGAAATATTAGGACTAACTAATATATTTTCTGATGAGAAAGAGAATAGTATTGTAAAAAATATAAATGTACTTGATTACGTTTATAAAATTATATTAAAATTAATTCGTGGAAATATATCAACAATACAAAATAGTAATTATGCTGAAATTAAATATGAGGTTTTTATAAACAATAATAATTTAAATATAAAAGATTTGTATTGCGCCTTAACTTCGTCAAATGAAAGACGATCCCTCTTTGAAGATGGAATTCAAAGTGGAATATCATTTTTAAAGAAACACAAAGAGGAACAAATTATAAATAATTTACCATCCAATGTATGTGATATTTTAAAAGAAATTAGTGAGTTAAATAAAGTATGCGAACCAGATTTATAACACAGTATTAAGAAATTGAACAAGCGTATCCTTATTTGGTTTTGCATCGTATTCAATAATTTGGCCATCTTTCACTAATTTTATTGTTGGATAACTTTCTATTTTGTATTGGTTCATTAATTGCGTAACGTCGGGCGTTTCTTCTGTACAGTTAATTTCCGTAAACGTTACAACATATCCATTAATTGTTCTATCTTGATATTCGTCTTTTAGCTTATTCCATTCGGGTTTAGCCGTTTTGCAATGAGGACACCAATCCGTGTAGAAAAACATAAGGTTTGCAGTTTTATCGGAATTATCTGATCCAACCTTTTGAGTGTATTTAGGTTTCATTGTGGGTGCGACATAATAATAGTAGTATATTATTGCAATTATAATAAATAGGATTGCCAAAATAACAACTAATATTGTTTGCCAGCTTACAGATTTAATTTGACTTATAGCTCCTCCTCTGTAAAGAATGTTGTTGAAAAAACTCATATATAATATAGCAAGAAATATAGTATTTTAAAATAACGAATGTATAACTATGCTAAAATTATATAGAGCGAGTCATATTTATTATGTACAATGATATATAGAACAAAGGACTGTACTTTAATAAATATAAACATTTATGATTTTAAAACTGACAAATCTTATTACACTTCGGTAATGAATATGAAGATGAATGAAAATAGAGAGAACTCGTTTACAAATAAACCAATTATGAAACCGGAAAATTCTTCTCTAAATAGTATTATGAAGTTGATAAAATAATTAGCCGTAATATTTTTCTTGGTGTAGTATATGACACTAATAAAAATACAAAAAAACAAAACCAAACGGAACAGAATGAAACAAAACAGAATCAAAACACAAAAAAACAAAAACAGACCTAAACAAAATAAAACCAGAAGAACTTATTCAAAGAAAGACTTTATAAGCGGAGATGGAATGTTAACAGCTGTATGGGGTCCAAGTTTGTGGCATTATTTGCATATAATGAGTTTCAATTATCCTGTAAATCCAACAAGTGAAGATAAAAAACATTATAGAAATTTTATATTAAATTTAAAACACGTATTACCATGTAAATATTGTCGCATAAATTTAAAGACTAATTTTAAATATCTTCCATTGAGTGAATGCAGTATGAAAAACAGGGAAACCTTTTCTCGTTATATTTATGACTTACATGAATTAATAAATAAAATGTTAAATAAAAAATCAAATCTTTCGTATGAAGACGTGAGAGAAAGATACGAACACTTTAGGGCACGATGCACAGAAGAAGAACGAAAAATATTTCCCGAACCAAAAGTAGAGAAAGGATGCACCGAGCCACTTTATGGAAAAAAATCAAAATGTATTATAAAAATTGTTCCACAAGATGAAAAAGGTTCAACATTTCAAATGGATGAAGAATGCATAAAAAAACGAGAATAAAATACTTTTGATATAATAGGATGCTTTACATTTATTTACAAATTATAAGTTTAATATTTTCATTTACCACTTCAAGTTTTGAACTGTATCGTTCAACTAAAACAACTAACCTAACAAACGAATTATTGATATTATTTAATTTGCGACTTATTACGTCATTATTTAGTTCAATCTATTATACTGCAAATAATGTTGATCCGTTAATATGCTTAAATGCATATAAAAATGTTTGTGCGGTATTACTTGTAATTTCAATAAGATCATTTTTTTATTATAGAAATTTACAAAATGAAAAACCGGCAGAAGAGGATTTTTTCGTGGAAGTTATTTCACAATCCTAAATACAAATATGTGTAATGTTTTTTTCTATAGAATCTAAATTAAAACACATTTTAGTTACATTTAATGGTAACAGTTTAACAAGTAATTCACTAAAACCCGATTTAACACATCCTATAAAAACATTGTTGCACCGTTTTCCAATAATAAAATCCATAGCAGAGTTTATTTCACTCCCTAAATTGCTATTTTTTTTAAAATGATAATGATTATAGCCATGAATTTTTAAAAATTCAGACACTATATTTTTCTCTCGTGAAGTTAAAATAAAAGTAACATCATTTTTATTTATATGCGTTTTAATTAATTCTGTATATCTTTTCATCATATAGTTGATGTATGTTTGTTCCGTCATAAAATTCTCTTTTGCCCAATGAGAAATGTATCCATTCTCTAATTCTAAATAAATAACATTAAATTTTTGGCTCTTATTGTAGGTAAGAACTTTATTCATATATTCCAATGAAGGATTAACTAATTGAGGAGTAAATCGTATGTTTTCATACAGTTCGTTTACTATTTTATAATTTTCTTCATTTTCAAATATGCTAAACAAAACTGGTCCCAATAATATAACCTTTATTCCTAAAGAAAAAATATTTGTATTAAATCCATCAACAATAGTTAGCTTATATTTCTTCAAATATTCATTTAAACTTGGAATATGAATAATATAGCTAATCGGACAATAACTTTTTGTGTGCTTCTGTTGTAGAAATCTATCTATTACAAGAGATGATTTATTTTCATGAATGCATAAACATATTGAAGCTACTATTGCACGAAACTGTATACAAAAATCAACATTTGGAGATTTAATAAGATTTAATGCATATCTATTATTCATAGTAATCCGGGTTATAAAAAATATTAACTTTTTACATAATTTGAAAACAAAATTTATTTGAAAATTATGAGGAGTATTATTGTTTGTTTTTATTTGTATACGATCTAAATATATATTTGTACAATGTTGTTTTAAATCCATTAAAATTTGAGCTTGCAGCTGCAGTATATGCGCCAAAGTTTTCTACATAAACCCATTCACCAATTGCTAATTCGGGTAACATAATATGATCTGTAATTAAATCAATGCTATCGCAAGTTGGTCCAAAAATTTTACTCTTATAAAGCTTACCATCTCGTTCATTGAAAGGTAAAATAGTAGGATTTATATGATCAAAAAAGATACAATTAAATGAACCATATACCCCATCATTCAAATAATAAACAATGACATTTTCTCCACTATCGTCTATAATCATTTTTTTTCCAATAACATTTAATATTAATGTGTGGGTGCATTGGGCAAAAAAACGACCTGGTTCTGCAATAAACTCTATAGTTTCTTCTTGCATTTCAGTTTCAAAAAAATTATTAATTCCAATATTTATTTGTTTTGCTATATTTTCAAACGAAACATCTTTATCAATACCAGGAAATCCACCCCCAATATCAATGATGGTAATATTTCCACCAAGACGGGTAGCTATTTCAGTCGCTTCTTTACAACTTTTAATTGCTTCATAGTATGTATCAGCTGATTTACATCCACTTCCAACGTGAAAACTAAATCCGCAAACAGATAGTTTTAATGTTTTTGCAATTTTTAATAGTTCTTCCACTTGTTCTATTTTACATCCAAATTTTACATTAAATTTACATACACTTTTACTGTCATCTACCGCCAATCTAAGAATTAACTTTGCATACGGATGATATAATTTTATTTTATACAACTCTTCCTCACAATCAAACGTCATAAGATCCACATCATTTGCCCGGGCATAGCGAATCTGAGATGTTACTTTGCAAGGATTTGCAAAAATAATACGACTCGGGTCATTGGTTATCTCTACAATAGTTTTTATTTCATTCTCTGAGGCGCAGTCAAAATTGCACCCAAGTGAAGCAAGAGCATCCAGAATAACCGGATTAGGATTGCATTTTACTGCATAGTATGGTTTAACATTTGGAAGAAACGTTGTCCATTTAATATAAGATTTAGTTATCTCTCCAAGATCAACAATGTAAAAAGCTTGTTCGCTTTTATTCTCTTCAAGAAAGTCGTTGATAATGTCGTATATATCAGTATCGCTGCCATACATTTTAACGTCATATTTTTGTAGCAATGCATTATCTAAATTGGATGCATATTCTGACATTTGTGTTATATTTGGTAAAACTTTATATGTATTTTTTATATACCATAATAAAAATGTCTCAGACCCTATGCTTAAACATGATTGTAAAAAATGAATCTCACATTATTGAAGAAACCTTGAACAATTTATTGCAGAATATAAAGTTTGATTATTGGGTAATATGTGATACTGGTTCAACTGATTCTACAAAAGAGATTATAACTGAGTTTTTTTCTTCTCTCGGAATTCCGGGAGAATTGTACGAAGAACCATGGAAAAATTTTGGATACAATAGAACTCATGCTCTCCAGAAAGCTTATAATAAAACAGATTATTTGTTTATTTTTGATGCAGACGATAAAATACATGGATCTTTGAAATTACCTACTCCATTGATATATGATAGTTATAAATTTAAATTTGGCACTACGATAGATGGTTCGTATACAAGAAAATTGCTTGTAAACAATAGAAAAAAATGGAAATATGTTGGAGTTCTTCACGAGTATCTTGAATCTGATGGATTAGATGAAAGAACCATAGATTTTATAAACGGTGGTTATTATATACAGTCTGGTAGATCCGGTGCAAGAAATAAAAATCCAAATAAATATTTGGATGACGCTATTGTATTGAAGAACGCGCATTACGAAGAAGATCAAAATAAAAACACATTTTTAAAAGCACGATATTCTTTTTATTGTGCAAATAGTTATTTTGACGCAGAAAAATACACGGATGCAATAGAATGGTATAAAAATACATTAGAAGAATCGGGATGGATACAAGAAAAATATTATTCTTGTTTACGCTTATATTATTGCTATGAAAATCTAAAACAAAAAGAGAATGGACTACATTTTTTAGTAAAATCATACAAATACGATAATGAAAGATCAGAATGTGTGTATGAACTAATTAAACACTATTGTATAGAAAAAATGCATACAATTTCTATCATGTATTATAGGCTTATTCAACCTATATATGAAACTAAAATTTTGACCAACAAACTATTTTTAAATAATAGCATATATGATTTTTATTTACCGTATTATATGATAATATGTTGTGACTATGAAAAAGAATACAGTCTTGGAATAAAAATGTATAAAACTATTTTTTTAAAGAAATATAATAATGTATCCGAGTGGTGGATAAAAAATCTACTTCATAATCTACAGTTTTTTATAGACCATATTTTTGAAGAACGAGAACAATTTATTAGTTTGGCAAATGAATACATTGACCTGTTTTCAAAAAAATACCAGGTTTACACTTATGATTTTATGCAAAAATACGTAGACAAAGGTATAAAAATTGTCTAACATATAAGAATAATGTCAAAAGAAAGCTTTGTATATCTATTACTTTGTAGTAATGGATCTACCTATGTTGGGGCAACTGTAGATTTAGATCATCGGTTAAGACAGCACAATAAAGAGTTGAAGGGTGGGGCTCATGCAACATCTGTTCAGGTGCAAAAAGGTTACACGTGGACAAGAGCATGTCATGTATCTGGATTTCCAGATTGGCAAGCAGCATTACAATTTGAATGGAGATGGAAACAGTTGTCCAGAAAACTTCCTTCTAAAATGAATCCATTGGAGAGAAGAATGAAAGCATTGGAACAGTTACTTGCATTGGAGAGTTCTACTACAAAGGCAATACCGTTTTCAGAATGGCCGACGTTTCCTCAAGTTCACATGGAGTAGCGGGGAACCCAGGTCTTCAGAAATCCTTACCATATTTCATAACAGTTTATCTTTATGAAAAATCCGTAAATTTATCCTGGGTTCTCGGTGGATAACGCTAAATAAAAATCCCATTTATATACCATTTACATACCATTTACATACCAAAAGTGCTGAAACTATTTACTACCGGAACAGGCAAATAGTCGTTGCTTATGGCATTATAATTTGGCACTTTTTTGCATTCAAAAGAAGGTTCGGGACAACGAGCACAAGCAGGACAAGGAGGACATTTTTCTTTTGACAAAGATCCAGATCCAGATCCAGATCCAGTACAAGGTTGAGCCGGGCATGCAGGGCATACAGGAGGAACAACTTCGGATTTCAAGATGTAAAGATCTTGTTGTCCTGGAGGGATTTGACTGGCGGGTATTCCTTTGGGAAAAACACTATCATATGCAGAAGAAGAAGAAGAAGAAGCAGCAGCAACAGTGTTTCCATTTGGTCCAGTTGCGTATCCCGCGCTATTTCCATTAGGGCCTGACACATATCCCGCGCTACTTCCATTTGTTCCTGAATTTGTTCCTGCATCGTTCTGTGCATGACTTGGGTTATACGTGTGAGTTTTTTTTGTTATGTATACAGATACGTTACCATCTTTGTCTGTTATTACAATTTCATTGCCGTATAATGTTTTTACAATTCTGGCAGTTGCGCCATTTTCGGAAATGTAGGTGTTCATTGAAAAATCATTACTTGCCGTGGGAGAACTATCAGAACTATAACTGTTTGTAGTTTTATTTTGTTTATTTACTGTAAATACAGTTGTAGATCCATTTTTGTCAGTGACAATAATAACATAAATATTATTTTGCTTTGTTAGTTTGGCAGTTGAACCGTTCTCTCCATAATAAATAGTTTGGAGAGAAGTTCCATCGTAATGGTTATAATTATCATATGAATTATTGTGGGTTGAAACGTTATCTGACCCAGTAAATGTGCCAGTTGTAAGACCTTCCATATAAAGTGGTTTATAAGACGTTCCTAAAAAGTAGAATATCAAAAAGAAGAATAAAATAAATATGAAAATAATGATGCTCCTCTTTTTCATTGATGTATACTTTATACAGTGAAAAAAATAATAAAAATATTGATATAAATTTCAATACATATTCTGTTGAAAGTTATAAAAATGGAATTAGAACCTGTTAAAAAGACTCGGACCCGGATTGTTCGTGAACCATTAAATAAATATTATAATGCAGATGAAGCTATATATGAAATCGGGATAGATGAAGCTGGCCGTGGACCCTTATTCGGTCGGGTATATGCAGCAGCTGTTATTTTGCCTAAAGACGATAGTTTTGATCATGACAAAATGAAAGATAGTAAATTATTTCATTCCCAAAAGAAAATTAAAGAGGCGGCGGAATATATAAAATCCAACGCCATTGCTTATAGTATTGAATATTCAGATGAGAAGGAAATAGAAAGTATTAATATTTTACAAGCAACTCAAAATGCAATGCATAAAGCGATTTCAAATGTAATGCAACAATTGACTGAAAAAAAAGAACTATTGTTATTGGTTGACGGAAATTATTTTAATCCAATGTGTCATTACAATAAAGACACGCAAAAATATGATACAACTCAACATTTGTGTATAGAAGGAGGAGATGCAAAATACACCTCTATTGCAGCGGCATCTATTTTAGCAAAAGTGGAAAGAGATAAATATATAACGCAACTATGTTCAGAGAATCCAGATTTGAATGAAAAATATGATTTGCTAAAAAATAATGGATACGGAACAAAAAAACATTTAGATGGGATTAAACTTTACGGAATAACACAATGGCATCGCAAAAGTTTTGGAATTTGTAAACAATTTGTATAAATCGTTTGTGGGTTAAAAATAATATAACATCATATACTAATAATGCTTATTTTAGTATTTGATACAGAAACAACCGGATTACCTAATACAAAAATATTGGATTCAAATAATGTAGAATTGTGGCCATCTATTGTTCAGTTTAGTTACATACTGTATGACACTGATAAACATAAAATTATTAAGAAAGGAAATTACATTATCAATATACCAGACCACGTAATAATTAGCCCAGATGCAATAAAAGTTCATAAAATTACAAAACAAATGTGCGAATTAAAAGGCACTCCAATAAAAGATGTTCTGGATGAATTTCACAAGCTTTTTTTAAAAGCGGATATTGTTATTGGTCATAATATTGAATTTGATCTTAATATGATAAAATCTGAATATTATAGAATTATGTTGAATGAATGTGATTACAATTGTCGCAGGAAATATTTGAAACGTATTGAAAAATACAACAAAAAAGAGAATATTTGTTGTACAATGAAAGAAACTTCTTGTATTTGCAATATTAAAGCATGCAGTAAAATTGACGGAAAAGAATTTATAAAATTTCCAAAATTAGTAGAGCTCCATTTTGTTTTATTTGGAATAACACCAAAAGGTGCACATAATGCATTAAATGATGTTTTAATCTGTTTGCGATGCTTTTGTAAATTAAAGTATGGGTGGGATATATGCGAAATGTCGGATGAAGTGAATGAAGAGATGAAAAAACTTTTATAATCTCACTATAAAATAGGTATATGCGTGAAGTTACAGTCGGAAGTTATAACATGAGTTTTTTAAGTGACGAACTGACTGACCTTAACGATGCTCAAAAAGCAAGTGAAATATCCTTTTTGTCATCCAATTTAAGCGGAGACCGACGTTGTTTTTGGAAAAATGCATTATGTCTCTTGAAAAAATTTATAAAAGAAAAATGTCCTGGAGTAATTAGTTTACAAGAAATAAATAAAACAAAACGTGGGTCTAATACTGGAAGTGATGCAATTGATTCAATGTTGGAAAAATATTATCCCGATTATCAACATGTGTGCAAAGAGAGAATTATAAACGATACAAAAAAAGCGGCCTTGAGTATTATTTTTGACACTACTGTTTTTGGAAAAATGAAACATTATAAAATACTAAATAACCCTTTTCAACCAATTAGGTTGTTGATTATGGTTGTAACAGAAAAAAATTATGTATTCGTAAATTACCACGGAGCAAAAGATGTAATAATAGTATCAAACGATAAAGATGTGTTTAACAAAACTCTTCGGTATTACAATATAAAATTTGTTCAGAGTAATGTAGAACAGTTCATGAGAGAACACAATGTATCTACAACCCGAGTATTAATTATGGGAGATACAAATGATTTTTTTAATGCTATACACGAGTTTATAATACTTGGTAAAAAATTAAGGTTCAAAGGCAATCCCCCAAAATCGTGTTGTTATAATTGGGAAAGCAGTTGTACTGAAGATAGATATAAAGCATTTTACACCAGATCCGGCATTTGTAGATTACCAGATGATAAATTTCGGTTTTCTCAAGATGGATTAAAACTTTCAATGTATGGAGAAGAAGGCTATACAAAAAACTACAGACTTTATGGAGATAAAATATTTGGATTATGTCCTGTAACAGAAATCAAAATATTTGAAGGAAAAAATAAAGATGGACCAAGTGTAGAAAGTGACCACCAAATGGTTTACAGTAAATACAAACTTGACATACAATAGTTTTTAAGCCGAGCATATTTCGCATATTTCATCCTCCTTTTTTTCACTCATCTTATTTTCAGGTTCAATCGTAAATTGCTGTGCTTGGTGCTTTGCCTTGCGCCTCAAATAATATATTCCAGTTTTTAGTCCTTTTTTCCAGGAGTAGAAATGCATTGATGTAAGAGAATTATATGTCGGGTCTTCTTGCCACAAATTCAGACTCTGACTTTGGCATATAAACGCTCCACGATCAGCCGACATATCAATCAACTGTTTCATAGGAATCTCCCAAACAATCTTGTATTTATTTCTCATATGTTCGGATAACATGGTCA